GTCAAGAACCCCAACAACGCCCGAATCCGATGAGTAGAACTTCCTGCTCAAAAATTGGTACTCACTCTCACCAACACCGTCCCACAGATCAAACATTTTAATTGTCCCCCCTTTATCGTCAGAGGGAACCACCTCAAACCCTTGATCCGCCATCAATTTAATGTACTGATCTACATTAAACCTTGATCTGTACTTCTTTGGGATTGCTAAAAGTGAGTCATCTCCGAGAAAAACCCTTGGGAATCGCTGGATAGCTTTCTCTACGCTAATATCGAGCAATTTGTGAATGCACCAAATTGTTAATATATCCTGAACAATCTGATTAATGAACGCTGTAAGAAAACTACCACTGGGATGCATGGCCCCAAGTTCAGCCACGGCATCTCCTATCTTTAGGATAAACCAGGCTATCCTATAAAGGAGACGGCACATCATAAAGCCTCTCTGATCTACCTTACCAAATAGGGGATCCACATACCTACCGTCTGGAGAGAAACTTTCTGTCAAGTGAACAACAAACATACTCACGAACCTAATCATCCTTGGACGGACATGACCGTCCATATGTTTATGATCCAATGCCAAAATACCAGCACCAGCTCCCGCGCTGCTCAAGTGCTCATGAAGGATATCAAAATCTCGCGGAGAAACACCGAGCGCACTAGAAACGCCTGTAGTGCACGAGCTCCAACATTTGACTATATCGCCAAAGTACCTGCGTTGAACAAAGAATTCATGCATGCACACCGAAATAAACAGGCGCGTAGATACCTCATTAACTTTCTCCTTTTGCCTTGGCTCATCTTTAAGGGCTCCATTCCCAACACTCTCCGCCACTGGAAAGTCACAACCATCTCGGGTGGCCCAGTCTTCCGGACAAAGCCAATCTTCAAACGTGTTGAGGAACTCTAAATAATCTGGCCTCAACTCATTGGTGCCGGGAATGAAAGCTACTTCTTTCAAACCTCCAAAGCTCTGATACATATCCCCGGCTGCCTTTTTCTTTTTGACACTGGCCAATCCGGATTCACTAGTGACAACTTGGGGATAATCCAACAAGTCCTCTTTAACAAATATCTTTTTGTATTCCTTGACCAAGGCCACAACTACATGGGGCAATCCGGGCTTGCCGACAATAGGCTCATTCACCCTATCTCCCAGTTTTCTCAAAGCTTTCCTAAGGGGATCTATCCGAACGTCATCCCCAACTTCAACAGTCCTCAAATGCGCTAACTCATAGGTGCAGCCTAAAGATTTATAAAAAATTGATTTCTCCTTCTTGGTATCATGGCGCCTTGTTGCTGGATAATTTGACTTACCAACACAAGTTATTCCACTGTCATAGAGTAAATCTCCACTTTCGGCCACACCTTGTATTGGGACGTTGCCGGAGGTTGGAAGGAGTTTCACAGTAAGAGTGTCTTGGGCAACCACCTCCAATACTGCCTTACTCTCTCCAATCCCTCCTCTTGCCACGTGAACCCCAAAACAAACTTCACTAGCACCATCGTAGACGTCAACATATATTCCTCCACAATAACCCTCCTGACTAAATGAGTCTACCATCCTTACATCCTTTGCACCAATGATGTAAGTAACTCCTCCAAGTTGATAACTCACGCTTTGAGTAGGAGTAATATAATTACCTTCGCTGGACACTAACTGGCCTTTTGCGTCTCTGCAGAAGAAACTTGCCCGCCCAGATGCAGCAATGGCCTTCTTAAACTTAGTGATCTGACTACGGCAACCTGGGAATTCAGGGACCTTGGATGACATCATTTGAACAATACAAAGATCTGCACCAACTGGAACTATTGAATAATTAAACTCCCCATCTAGATGAGGCGGCATGATCCTTCTTTCTTTCTCTTTGGCAAAGATACAAGTGTCTTTAAAGGCCACTTTAGCAACATGACGTGGCATCAAGAAACTACGAGCATTCAAAGCCAGACAGTTGCCAATCAACTCTTCATTCCGAGTAATGGCCCATATGGAATTCTTAAGGCTAGGTAACTGATTAGTGGCCCTTGCCGATGCACCAGCGGTACGAACGAAGATGTTATCCGATTCACCGGATTCTGGGTAGTATTTGTAACCATCCTTTGTTAGAATCTTCCAAAACCACTTGCCATTTCTATAAACTCTGGCTCTGTCTGACGGTCTAGCCTCCGCCTGGTAACTTTGGGTATCTTGGTCGTAGAAATGTGGGATTCCATCCACGATCACAACGCCGTCATCTTCCTCGTCAACAACCATCTTCTTAAGTAACCTATGGCTGATAGCCCCACCGACTATGGCTAACACCGCGGGAATCATCAGGTATTTAACAAGGGATCCATAGTAAGCCCACTTCAATTCGGACTCTGTAACGTGTGGATAATCTACATCGCCAGAGAAACACTCGACAGTTGCCACAGTCATTCTTTTAAACAAACCAATATCAGTCTCGAACAAACAGGTGGTAACCTTTCCCAAAACAAAAAGGCTCTGAAAGTCTTCCGTTGAAGCGATTGACAGGTTAGCTTCACTAACTTCATGCTTAACGAAGCGGAGGAACAAATTCCGCCCACGCTTGGAAGAATATACCGCATTTCCTTTATCAGAACTATGGATTGACCCATCAATATCAACACAGGAAGAGACTCGTTGCGGCAACTCACCAGAGCCGAACGCCTGGATATTTAACATCTCGGTAGCCTCACAAACGTCATCATTGTCACAGCTACACTTTTTAAAAGTCGGGCTCCAATCAAAGGTGGCGGTTTTTGACCTGACTATGGCTGCAGCCGTACCAGCAACAGCAGTACTAGCTAGTACTGCCCCGACCACCGGGAACCAATCAGAAAACCCTTCTGCCTCATAGACCTCATCTTCTCCACCAGAAATGTCTGACTCATTAATCTCGCAGAGCTCAATCTCATCTCTAATTTCCTCTAATTGAAGATCGTTCGGGATGTAATCTCTGCAAGCGGTAAACTCTTTCCACATCATACGAAGCACGTCCGCCCACTCAAAGAACTCTCGACCGAAACGATTTTTCATTGGTTTGTCATCGATACCGATCACCCGGAATACGAATAGATCTTTAATTGGAACATAAGTAGTCATGTCCAATTTTTGCCCGGAGACGGCATTTCGTATACATTTGGCTGCTTTGTCGTAAACAAATCCTTCACGCAAAATTGGTTCCACCACATGTGTAAGCCTTCTCCTAACCGCGGAGGGCTCTTTACAACTTTTGATGTGTGGAGTAAGAGATTCCGAAGCTTTGTTTCCTAAACTGACATTCGTAGCCCCGACTGCTAAATAGCACCTTGCTATAATACCTTTGTCCTCGACAGCAGCCATATTCAGGTGAAACGGTTGAACCCCGCACATATTAAAAATAATGGAGACGTCAGAGGCCGGCTGAGCCACCGTGTCAACCTTCTGGAACAACTCATCGAATCTCCAAATACACTGCTGGCTATAACCAGATTGAAACTGATCTGTCGGAGCAAAGGTGTACACGTGACTGGACATCTGATCCTTAGCAGTTTTATCATTTTTGACCGCTATCGAGTTAGTGGCAGTCTCAACCAATATTGACTTTCCTATTCCAGGGGGTCCACAAAAGACAAAGAAAGCAGGTTGCCTACGAAACTGAAAGTTCGACGTACTTCCAAGCGACGACACATACCGAAAGCCTTGCTGCGTTAAAAATGTCAGCCTACTAACGTCATCTTTATCCCACCTTGTCCTCTCCTTCATCACCTCCACGTAATAGTGTCTCAACATGAATTTATCATGCATCGTCGGATTTTGTTTTTCAAGGAAAGCATTGAAATTGGTAACAAATTCCATAGTTTTAGGATAACGGGCCTCAAACCGAATTCTTTCCTCTTCTCCGACTGCAACACCGGTCATGTACCGGGTCAACTTCTCGATACTGTCTCCAAGTTTCAGCTTCTCGCAGGTCGAAGCAGAACGATACATGTTTGTCATCAACTCATTGATAAACGTTGGATCAACTGAAAAAGCCACTTTGCTAAATGTTGTAAAGCTTGCGATTAACAACGCAATGACCAAAGCAGCATTCTGCCCACCTTCAGAAGCCTCCGGAACAAAACTTTCAGCTTCCTTCTCAGATTCCTTCAATTTGGAGTTGCCTGATATCTTAGTAGAAAACCCACTAACAATATCTATAAGGAAGCCCAACAACATGAACAAGTCTTTATCCCAGGAAACTTCCATCACCATGGCAGCAACCGTGTATCCTACCCACCACCTAATCATTGTTTTGAACAATAGATGGGTTATTGGATTACGAAGAAAATCGAGCACTGGAGCTAGGTGCTTCTTTGCTGACCTACTAACTGAGTCAGCAACGCTTTCCGTGAACCAGTCGTGAAAATTCTTAAGGACCTCCAACGGTTTCTCCATAGCTTTAGAACAAAGCATAGTAAGTGACTCCAATATTGCGGCCCCTACAGAAGTGGAGGTATCCTTAAGGGTTACCAACAGGTTCACAAAAACATCACGGACCCAGACTAGCGCATCCGATATAGACTCAGGTTTAACCAGTATGGGATAAAACTCTGAACAAAGCACTTGAAGGGCATCCACTTTGTTCCTCAGGTACCAGTAACATCCATGAGAGGGTCCCAATAGCGTAGTATAGGCCCTTAAAGCAGCCCATCTCCAAACCAGTGGGACATCTGAACTCCCTGATGTAAGGGCTAAGACTATTGACTCGGAGTCGGTTTCAAGATAGGACTTAACATCCACTCCTATTATGTCTGGAACCGATTCTAAAGCCCACCTAAACAGCTTGAAAAACACCTGCTGTCGGAGATCACAAAAGCTTGACTTATCGTCCCAGGCCGGACGATCGTCAAACCTCATAGCACACCAACCACTCTTTCCATACTCTCTACCCATGGAACCAGGAAGAGTTGGGATGTCTGGCAAATCCTCATAGACTCCTTTCATAAAGAATTTCCAAGCCACCGGATCACAATCAAGACAATTCAGAGTCGAAACTATCCCAACTCTCTCCTCATAGGTGGCGTTATTGAAAGCCCGAAACATACCACCAGTATAGTATGGACTTTCATTTGCCTTGCTATTAGCGTCGTGCCAGCAAATGCCGTTGCCAACGCCACCTGAACAATAAGGGCAGCCGTTTCTTTGTCTGCAAGAACGGCAGTTACAAATGGAAAACCGATTTTTCGTGTAGGGACACACAAAAACCTTTTTCCCTTCTATCATCACAAATACATCATTTGGACGAATACTATCGACGCCACCTTCCTTATCAAAGGGAGTGTCTTCATCAATTAATATAGACTCATCAAGTGTGAGTCTCTCTAGGGGGAGTACAATCTCCTCCCTAACGGGCAAAAGGACGCCCGCACTCGATCTGGCTTTAGCCTCTAAAATACTCTCCACAACAACTTCATCTGCATTACTATTGTTATTCATTCGTTGTATCTGTTTCTTACTTTAGATAGCTTTGTATATCCCATTACAGGAAACTACGGCCACATCCACCAGCAGTTAAAACTGTCAGTAACGGGAGTTCCCGGCAAGAACACAGGGTTTTGCCTCCCTCGTGACTTCGATGATCGCCAATCATCTATCATGCTTCAAGTAGCATGCTCACCCTAACACCTTCTCGGCCGTTAGCGTGAAAACAGAGGCCGGGAAGCCAAAATAGGCCGCCGCTCTCCATTCATTCACCCCCGTTGGAAGCCAATCCAACAAGCTTCTTAGGTCCGCAAGCGCGCGGTGTGCGCAGCCAGCAGAGACTAGCATTGACCACAAGCACCGACAACTAAGCCAGCACCAACAATGTTTAAAAATCACATTCTGTTCCCCCTCAGGGGCATGGGTGTAAATAATACCATGGTGACCTAAGCGGAATTGCCCGAGACACCAATCTTTTGGAATGGCCGAAGCCAAGCCTGTACCAATATGTACTACTCTCCGCGTGCACCAAAATTAATTGGATTACTGCATAACAGTAACACTGAGCACATTTGTCAAGATTTATGAAATCATCCGCGAACTACCCTCCCAAGGCTTACCTCTATTCATTTACGCAGAACGCGCGGTGTGAATTACAACAGGCTCTTTTGTTGCACTACCACCTTCAGGTAAAACATTAACCAGGGATCCAAGATACCATCTCCACATGGACACTCTCTCAACTGGTTAAGGCATTGCAATCTGTCTCCACCACAATGCAACATCCATATTTATAAAGCGGTTGGTAACACCGCTAATCAGAGGGAACAAACTGTTGCCTCAAAACTCAAGTGTGCGATCAGGTAGTACCCAGCGGTTGGTAAAAGCGCTGGATAGTAACCAACTACAAACAAGAGAAAACCGTCCTAACC